AAGGTCGAAGCAATGAAGGGAGGCCAATCAGGACGAATCCCCCTGTACAACGTCGACTTCGGTTCACTGACCTTGACCGCGGAAACCAGTGATTGGGAAGTTCAAGGATTACTGCAGAGCTGGACGTTGAACCTGACTGCAAATGAAGTTGACGCAACTGCAGTCGGTGAAAAGTTCGGCGATGCCGTGAAGTCGATTGTCACAGGGGGTGGCTCACTAGACTTTTATGTGGACCGACAGTACATCCAAGGGCAAACGGATGCCACTACTTTAATGCGTCTGTTGCTGCTAACAGAAAAAGGCTGCAAGGCACGAGCGGAGTTCTGGATGATCGAGGACCGCCCCGAGAGCGGAATTCGTCTGCCGGGAGATTTGTACTACGAAACAGAGTTCTTGGTAACATCAACTGCCATCAATACGCGAGCTACTGAGATCATTGCCGGCTCCTTAAACTTTGTCACTGTCGGAGAAATAGCACTACAAATGGGTATCAGTACCCCCGATGCCTGAACGGCTAAACTGCGAATCAGGCTGATATACCTGTGCTGTGACCAAGATCGTTCGTGGCGGCCAGAACAACTCTGCGGATCACATCGGCAGCTCACAAGCGACGTTCCGTGGTCAGATCTCAGCAATAATCGATGCGATCCGCCAGCTGGGCGGAAACCCCGAGATCGGCTCTGGCGCCCTGCTGAACGATCCACTTTCAGCTCCCTATGTATTTTACGTTAATCCATACACAGGAAAAGATACTTTTGTCGGTGGAAGCTATAGCACCACAGGCAGCGCTACTAAGCGCATCGAATTGCAGCGCCTTGAGTGTGGGTACAGTGAAGCTCGCCCATTCAAGACAATTAACCGGGCGATTATTGAAGCTGGAATCGTCACGGCAAAATCGTTCTACGAACAACCGCTGAGCAATGCTGATCTTGTCAGCATCGTGCTGTCTCCTGGTGCCTCGATCCTGCTCAATGGCACCGGGGCGTCCTCGGTAAGCGAATGGGCCAGCGGCTACGAGCCCGATGACACGGCACTGCAAGCTTTCAACCCACAAGCAACTGGCGGCATTATCCTTCCTCGCGGCGTAAGCCTTTGCGGCTTCGATCTGCGCAAAACCGTGTTCAGGCCGAACACTGTTCCCGCCGCCGCCGATGAATTGGCAGATTGCAGCAACAGGCGTGCGATCTTCAAGGTAACTGGCACTGGCTACTACTTTGGCTTCAGCTTTATGGACAAAGCTGGAAGCACATCGAGTCACCATCTTCTCGATTGTTTCCAATTTACTAGCCAAAGTGAACTGGATGAGTTCTACGGAAAGATTCGCTCTGCTTTTGGTGGGGCCGGGAACACCGGTGGCATAAATCTGTCCCTAGCCGTTACAAACACACCTGAGTATCAAATCGTTGGCCCTGCACCCGCACCTGGATCCCAGACGATTGACACTGATACAACTGATTCCGCCTCGCCCTATATCTTCAACTGTTCTGTTCGGTCCAAGTATGGCATTTGCGGAATCTTTGCCGATGGCGACAAGGCTTCTGGCTTCAAGTCCATTGTGACTGCGCAGTTCACCGGTGTCTCCAAGCAGCGCGATCTCAGTTCTTGGCAGAAATACAGTGGCGGCAACTGGGTCAGCATGTCTGGCGATTCCTACGCCACTTACATCAGCACGAACCCGGACGATATTCGCATGAACCCGTCTCGCCGCACTTTTCATGTGCGTGCGATCAATGGCGCTTTCATCCAAGAGGTTTCTGTTTTCGCAATCGGTCAAGGTGTTCACCACTGGGTCCAAAACGGTGGTGAGATCATCAGCAATGGCGGCTTCTCTAACTTTGGCGGTGTTGCCGGTCTCGCTGAAGGTTACAGAGGCACAAGCTTCCCAACCGACATCGACTGGACAATTAATCGAATCAAAGTCGCAAATAACCTCTCCGAGATTACAAACAACGTAAAGCGGATCTACCTTGGAACCGTTACTGCAGTTTCCGCTAGTTCAATTACACTTAGCACCCCACTGAGCGAAAGTGCAAGCACCGCCGGGGTGCCCGAGCTTGTTGCACGCGAGGGCTACACACTGCGTAATGCCAGCTACGTCTGGGTTGAAAATCCACTTGGCGATGATTGGAGATCGCCTTTTACCAGTTCAGCCTGGAGCACCGGCACGCCCAGTCAGCTCAACATCACTGCTGCACTTACGGATCCAGCTGGAAATCCGGTTCCGGTCGTCAGCGGAGATAGCAGTGCCATTGGCAAGCGCGTCTACATTCGCCGCCTTGTTGATACACGTACGCCCGCCCAGCGTCGTTACACGCTCAAGCTGAACAACACGAATCAGCTTGCTCGTTCGCCCGTACGCGATTACGTGCTGCAAGTGAAAAACGGCGTTGCTCCGATTATTAGCGAAATCCCGACAAGTCAAGTCCTGATCGTCAACAATGCTGCAAATATCCGTCCTGACGGCGTTGCTGTTGCTGCGGAGATTACACTTCGTCGCGGAAACGCTTCCGTTGATTGGCAAAGCGGCACGCGCTATATTGCTGGCGAAACAGTCAAAAGAAACAACAAGCATTACACCTGCATCGAAACAAATTCAGATGCGGTGTTTGACTCGTTCAAATGGCAGGAAAGCTATGCCCACATGGCATCGTCCTTCAACCCCGAGGACTTCTACAAGAACGAAGCGCCAACGCTGACATTCGACAATGACACCGATGGGGCTCAGGACTCGACCAACCTGGGCTACAACTTCTCGACTGTCTGGGGCACCGACACGGCCCTGCAGACTCAGTACCGAGCCGGTACGGACTATCGCTCCCTGCACCTCTTCTTGGTCGCCCTGGGCTTCTCCAGTGGCCAGGCGCATACGATCCTGACACCTCGCGCCGAGGCCGCCCGAGAGCTGAACCCGGCGAGCAGTGGCGACATGGGTGGGTATGTGCCATCTGGCGCCGCCAATGCGATCGGCAACTGGCCAGTTGAATTCAGGCGTCCATCGTTCATGCAGCTCCTGACGCACAACTGGGCCTGGTCTGGTTTCTTGAACTACAGCAAGAGCCTGCCGCAGTATCAGCGTCAACTGAGTCCGCAGAACCGGTTCACGTATTACTTCACCAATGCCAATGGTGGGCGTGTTTATCCAACTGGTTTCAACGAAGAGGGCTATCAAATCAGCCCGCGTGGCGTAGAAGATCTTGCAACAGGTCAGACTCTGAGTGTTGAACAGATTGGTGCAAGTGATACAACGCTTCCAGAGCCACAGACCGCGTTTGAATCACTGAGCGCCAATAATTTCACCGCTGGCACTATTACGGCGTCTGGCGCCACTACTTTGAACGGAAACACCACGATCAATGGTGGACTGGCGTTGAGCCTAACGGCTCGCGCTTCAATTGCTGCATCTACAACGCAAGCCGGCATTGTGGAACTGGCAACGGATGGAGAATCTATCTCTGGTACATCGAACTCCGTTGTCGTCACCCCGAGTGGTTTGTCCAAATGGGCCAACTCCAAGCAGATTCAATATCGCACAGCCGCACAACAAACAATTTTTATAGGAACTTGGGATGGAATTGCGCCTGTAAACTTTGATGCTACTTACAGAGCGAACTATTGGCCCGCGCCAGCTGGAGTCACGAACTCAAATATCCCCGAGGGCGCAACATTCAAGCCATTTCCCGATCTGTATCAAGCGGCTGCATGGTGCAACGAGTTTTTGGGCACGGAGCAGACAGCGGTGCTTTTGATGAAACCCGGATTCTACAAGTATGATTATATCACTTTTAATTGTACGATTTCCATTGATGGTGCAGCAGTTGGCACTACATCTTCTTACACCATCGGCAACATAGGTAATTACGACGTTGTTACATACGGAAATAGCTTGATGTTTTTCGCGACTCCATATATTACACCAAATTATGGCGTCAATGACAGCATTGTGTATTTGCAGGGGGGCGGCTGGTGTTTGGAGCTGAAGAACGGTGGAACTCTGAAAAACATACACTTTATCAGCCCAGACATGGCCCTTGGAGCCGCAGCCATTCCAGACTCATCGTTCATGTATGGTGCTGCTGTACGCACAGCAACTGTTAAGGCCGCTGCAGTCGGCACAAGATTGGCCGAATGGGTCAGAGCATTTATCACCTACCACAGAGCCTCTAATCCAAGCTATCCAGCAACCGCAAATGGTTTAGTTCAAGAACCTGGCATGACCCTCTTCGTTACAGGTGGAGTATTGACTATGCGTTATTGCACGCTCGGGGCCAGGGGCGCCTATGGAGCACTAGATATAGGCGGCAATGCTGGATGGGGATGGATCACACTAGAAAGTGGCGGACTAGATATAGGTGGTTGTCGGATACGAGGAAATGAATTTAATGATTACACCGGAATCATTACCGGTAATCCCAAGGTTTCTGGGTTCCACGCAGCTTTGATTTCCGCCAGGGGCGGAAGCGAGTCACTTCTGCGGTTCGGCAATAATTACACCACCGGAACTTTAGGAGTGGACATTAACTATAATCACGATCAAAATAACATTATTTTTGAGCCGACCTACCACGGACCAGATAGCCGTAATGGAGGCAGCAATCCACCCGCGTCAACCGTCGGCGTTGATGCAAGCGACCCCTGGGGCGCTGGCGAAAACAGTACAACTCGCGCAGCGCGTGGACCGCAGCTTACAGTTATTCTTTATAGTCCGCTCCCTAAGACTATAGGCTTTACTCCTTACAATACATGGAATTCTTACGGTGCTGCACTAGCCACGAGATACTCAGGTTTTAAGGGAAAACTAGGGGGACCAGCGCCTCTTGGGAGCCTAATCAGAGCGGGTACAAACATCAGCCTCGCTTACCAGTATTACATCACTTTCTTGGTAGAGGCTGGTGTTGGAGAAACTAATCTGCTGTCAGGGGCCGGCCCCGCACTTGCTCCTACGATTACTACAGTCGCATCTAGCGATTATGGTACACACAGCGGCCTGAATGTTAGATTCTTGAACTTTGATGGTGGCATTTACTACAACCTTGGAATTTCCGTAACCGGTTCCTATTCACAAATTTACATCTGATCCACCTACGCGCTCCATCGCTTATTTCTCATGGACATCATTCGCGCTCGCTACAACTCCAACTTCCCCGGCCTTGTGGAAGTTTTCTTTTCCAACGCACCTGATTTCCCTATTTACGTTTTACCGTCCAATCCAAGAACTGATACCGATCGCCTTTTCCTGCAATGGCTCGCGCAGGGTGGCGTTGTAGAAGAAGGCACTTAATTCCCCCTACAAATAGCTGTAGCTAAGCTGCCCTAGCCGCGCTCGGCGTATGACCGTCAAGAGCAAGACCGGGGTCTCCAGCGTAAAGCGGGCTATCCAACAAGGTCCCCCGAAAACAACCGCCCAGGGCCAAGGACGACAATCCCGCCCTGAACGCCGAGGGCGGAAGAAACATCGCGGCCAGGGTCGGTAGTCTGTGGGTAACACTTAACATCCCCGCCCGAGATGGCCGCTCCAAACATCAAGTCGACATCGACTGTAAACGCTATTTACGGCAAGACGGTCGGCTATGCCGTCACCACCACGATGGCCGCCGCACTTAGCAACGCCGCCAGCAGCGGCAAGGTGCTGAAGATCAACTCGGTGTACTGCGCCAACGTGGATGGCACCGCAGCAGCC